CCCTCGAAATTCTGGCCGCGACGGGCGAGGATCTCGAGTGCCTCCACTCCTTCGGTCGCGGTGAACCGGGTCGCCGCTCCAGCATCCCGAGCCGACTGCGCATAGCGATCGAGGTTGGCCGCGGTCTCGTCCGAGATCCCTCCGATACGGGCCAGCGCGGACTCGAAGTCAACGGCCGTCTTAACCGCTGCGCGTGCCCCGGCGACCGCGGCGAAACCTCCAGCCAGCCCGGCAAATCCGCCGAGGCCGAAGCCACCGCCCGGAATGACCGTAGGCAGCCGCCCGCCGCCGCCTGGCGAGAACCCCGGGCCGATGCGACCACCACCACCACCGCCAGGCCCTCGACCGCCAGGGCGAAATGCCACCGACGCATCCCGAGCATCCTTCGCGAAGCCGCGCAGCTCGCGGCGCATCCGCTGGAGACCCAGGACAAACGGTCGAGAGTCGACCGCAAATGCCAGTTCGCCGACATTCACCATCGGTCAGTCCTCCCCGCGATTGACCGCGCGCCCCGCTTTGGCCGACGCGCCAGACTCCGCCCGGCGCTCTTCGCGCTCGCGCTCGCGGTGCTCGGCCCAGACGCCTTCCATCCGCCGAAGGATCCGCCAGCCAGCCGATCGAAGGTCAGCATCGTCGAGCCCTTCAAGCTCGCACCACTCACGCCACTCGCTCGGCGGCGTGGCTCGATCCTCACTGCCTCGAAGCTCCCAGAACGCGCGCCAGATCCACAGCGAATCGCGACGCAACGGCGGCCCGATGTAGTAGTGCCGCGGAACCTTCTCGCGGTTGCTAAGTCTGTTGTGGGCGTCCTCAAGACTCTCCGGGCTGCCGTATTCGAGTCGCCACCGGAGAGCCGTCAGGAGTTTCCCGACAGATCCTCGATGTAGACGGTGTTGGTCTGGCAGACGTTGCAGATCGGGACGAAGACGGTGTCGAGCTTGTAGACCCACGCCATCCCGTCGCCGTCGTCCTCGTCGTCGATCGGGTATCGCGGCAAGAAGAACTCCAGATCGTGGTCGGGGTCTTGGCCCCACACGATCCGATCACCGTTGCCGTCCTCGAGCCCTTCGACCTCGGTCACGATCCACGCGCCGCAGAACGCGCGATCCATCTGATCCGCGTCCCATTTGCGGGCGACATGGTCGCGAGCGAATCGGTCGTATGCGCCTTGGTTCCAGCGGCGCACCTTGAACTTGACGCCGGGGAAGCCGGGGATCGGGCACCAGATGCCCTCGGTCGACTTGGCGCGTGAAAGCGCCAGCTCTTCGATCTTCGTCATGCGATCACTTGCCCCACCAGTAGACGGTTAGGTTGTGGGTTCCGGCCGAGTTCAGCAGCGACTCAAAGGCCAGCGGGATCTCCACGTCCTGCTCTCGACCGCCAGCCGAACGACTCGCGCCCGTGTAGCTGATGCGCTCCGCGTAGATGACGCCGACCGGGCCGCCCTCGGGATCCTTGAGCTTGACGAGCAAGGTCGCGTCCGTGAGGTTGCGGAACTTGTCGTATTGGGTGGCTGCCGCGTATCGACGCGTGACCGTGCCGCTGAACGACAGATCGCGGACGTTCATGCCTTGCAGCGCGTCGCTGCCCATGCACTCCTGGCCGCTCAGGTTGTTCGACCAGCTCAGATCGAGGCCGGTCGCGCAGCCGCCGGTCAGAGCGTCGATCCAGACCTCGACATCCTGCGGGCGGACGATCTTGCCGCCGATCAACGGGGCTTCCTCGGGATCGCCCGAAGTCCCACTGAGCGGGTCGGTCGGGGTGGCATCCGACACCATCACTTCATCCGCCCCGATGAAACTCATGGTGTATTGCGGCCTCTGCCGAGCGGCGGAGCTGATGGATAGTGTCCCGGGGACCTTCCCGGTGAACCGCGGGAACTGATCCGTGGTGCCCTGATACTCGCGCTCGATCGTCGAGCTGTAGACCGTGCGGCCTTCGTTGAGCTTGTCGGCAACGACGATTGCCGAGTTGGTCGCTCCGGTCACGTCCGTCAACGCAACGTGCGTGAGCGTCATGTCCGCACCGCTCACTACCGAAACCAGCCCGCACAGGCCGTCGTTGGTTCCGCCGTAGAAGCGGACCATGTCACCGACGGCGACGTTGGCCCAGTTCCCCGAGTTGTCGGTGACGACGTTCGACGCGACATCGAAGCTCGTCCCGCTCGACAGGATCTCGGCATCGGATCCGGCGTAGGTCCACGCCGAAGCGCCCATCGACTGCAACCAAGGCCAGAAGTTGGGGAGCCTGATGCTGCCGCTCAGATCGCCGTTGGTTTGCTTGCCGTCCTCGGCCACGTCCGCGACGCCGCGAGACCCCGTGATCTCATCATCCTGCGACCGGACCGGGTCATAGCCGAGCGATTCCGACGCGAACCGGCATCGGTAGTGGTTGCCGATCGTGATGGTCGGGCTCGCAGACGCGGACCCTAGCGCGGTCTTGCCAGCCGGCGCGTAGACCGTGAGGTTGGTCCCCGCTCCGTCCGCGTTGCATTCGTAGATGCCGTTGTAGTCGGTGTTGCCGCCAGTGAACCCGGCGACGGACACGATCTGGCCCGCCTTGAAGTCGGATGCCGTCGTGACGTTGGTGAACGTGATGATCCCGGACGAAACGCTTGCTGCGATCGAAGCGGAGGATCGGAGAGCGACGGTCGGAGACGTGCCGAACGTCGTCTCCCGCACGGCATAGAGCCGGGCATCAGATGCAGAGATGGACATGTCAGGCGTCCTCGATCGTGAAAGGGACTCTCATCACCCAGCGAGACCACCCGCCGGTTTCGTTGCCGAGCCACTGCGGCGCAATCGGGACTCCGTATCGGACGCCCCCATCGGTAACGCCGCGTAAGTGAGCGCGGATGGCTTGAGCGGTGGCGCTGATGTTCGCCGTGCCGTCCTTCGACGGGCTGTATAGGTCGAACTGCACCTCGCCAGTCGTCTCGTCAGGCGGCGATCCGGCGGCGCTCTCTGTTGCCCACCCGAGCTCCGTCGGGGCCGTCCCCGTGTAGACCGCAATCCACACGACATGGAAGGTGCTCGGCCGCCCCCCATCCCCGATGGTCGTGGAGTTGCCGTCATCCGGCACGTCGATAGTCGGTGCCCAAATCAGCGGAAACGAACTCTCAGACGCGAGGTCGGCGACCTTGGTCTCGATCGCGAGGAATGGCGCAACCCAGCTCATGCCGCGAACCTCTCCGCGAACAGGGATCGAGCGATCGACGGCGCAGCCTTCACCATGTAGGCGAGTGACTCCCGAGCCATGCCGCGAGGGGCCTGAGTCGAGAACCCATTGACCGTCCGGCCGGTGCCCATCTTGGGCGGATTCGGGAAGCCCCCGAACTCGACGCGGGCCGCGTGAGGGACTCCAGTCGAGATCCAGACTTGCCGAAGGCCGCGAGCCCTGCCGAGCTTCGCGAAGCCGTCGTTGATCGTCCGCTGACCGCCAAAGTCCTTCCCGCGGAGAGTGAAGTCGGGCCGGTCGAAGCTGATCTGCCAGCCCCCGCGAAGGGTGCCGCCGGGCTCTTTCGAGTAGCCTGGCGGGTCAGTCGGCCGCGGCTGCCATACAGGCGACCGCAGCACGACCTGAGAGAACCCCGCGAAGCAAACGCGGGCCTGGAAGTCCTCTAGCAGCTCCTCAAGCCGATCGCCGACATCATCGGCCATCCGCAAGAACTGATCGGGGCGGTAGCGGCGTGCCATTAGGCCCCGCCCCCCTGCACCGCGCAGATGTAGCAGACATCGGTGGTCCCGCTCGGGATCGTCTCCACCGCGGTCACCCGCGAAGTCTGCGAGTTGTAGGTCAGTTCCCAGCCAGCCATGGGCCTCTGGTCGCTTTGGACGATCACCCGCCCGTCAGACTGGCCGAGGTTGCTGCGGCCGTCACGAGCCCGCAGATCGAGCGGCAGGCGGATCACGGTGCAATCCCATTCCTGCGCGATGCTCGCCCCGGTCGACGACGCTCCGTAGCCAGCCTGGCCGGGCTTGGTCAGCGTCGCGGTGAGTCCCTCGCGCGCCATCGCCCGGGTCACGATCGCCACACGCCTTGCGTCTGCTGCGGCGGTCATCCTCGGACGGCCCTCCCGCCGGACTTGATGAGCCCCGACGCGTAGAGGAGTCGAGTCACCTTCGCGAACATCGGCGCGCTGCTGACTCGGGCAGATCCTTCGGTGTATTCGGTCGACTCCATGATCGGCCCGACCTTCTCGGTCTTGCCGGTCACTGACCCCGATCCGATCGTTCCGGCCGCAACGTCAGGCAGCAGGTCGGTCCCTTCCCGCACCTTGAGCGCGAGGATGGAGACGACATCCTTGATCGCCTGCGGAGTCGACGTGCTCGCGACCGAATAGCCGTCAGCGTCGTAGACACTGGTCCGAGGCCAGTCGAGCGTCTGCGTCGACACGGCTCGGCGGCCCTGCCAGTATCGCCCGTATGTCGCGTCGAGATACTCGGTGGCGGTGACGAGCGCGGCTGTCTTCTGCGCGTCCGTTACGTCTGCGCCCGACCATGCCGCGGGCTCGCCGTGGCTTGCCCAGTAGTCGTTATGGTCGGCAATCGTGCCGTAGTGACCCCAAGTCGCCATCAGGACACCGCCTCGATGCTGTCAGAGCTGGACGAGCTCGCCGTGTTGGTCGTGTTCGCGCAGGACTGGTCGACAGTCTGGAGCGTGTCCCAGAGTTCGCGGCCTTGCTCGAGGATGCCGTCACCGGATAGGTGGACGTTGTCGGAGTTGATCGGGAACCGCTTGAGGTCCGACTCGTTGCCATCGGCTGCATCCAACGAGTGGACCGCCAGGCCGGAGTCGGCCGAAGCCGCCGCATCAATCGCCGTTTGAATCGCCGTCACCGCAGTCGCGACCGTGGCGTCGCCGCTGTTGTAGGTGTGAGTCTTGAGGTTCGACGCCGCGAACGGGAGCAGCGGAGACGGACTTGATCGGGTGGTCGCCAGATCCCGGACATCGGTCACCAGATCGGTGTATGCCGCCTGGAATCCCGACGTGGCATTGCCGGCCAGCGCATCGTTGAGGCCGAGACCCGGGATCGCGACGCCGCGCACATCGGGGTAGTAGCCAGCGGCCTCGATCGCCGCCTTGCAGTTGCCCCATTCGTCGGTGAGGTAGGGCCAGATGTCGGCGGAGTCCTTGTCCCAGCGCCAGCGAGGCACCGCGACGGATGCGCCGCCCGCGTAGGAGCCCGACACTGTGCCTCCGTGGTAGATCCGGAATTCGGTCAGGGTGCGGAAGGTCGCTGTGTAGGAGACGCCGTCAGTGACTCCCGAGATCCCGGCGTCGTCCATGCCCGAGAAGGTCACCGCGAACGACGACACCTGATATCGGCCATACCCGCCGGCAGCCACGGTCACGATCGCGTAGTCGGAGTCGTCCGGGTCGGCCGCAACCGAATCGATGACGTAGCTCGACGTGCCCCCGAGCAGGGTCGAGCCCGAAACCCCGAGCTTGAAAACCACGACGAACGGGGCGTCCGGGTGCGCTGCGCGGGCTTCGAGCGCAAACGTCTGGTCTGGTCCGATGATCGCCGTCGTGGCGGTCCCGTCGCCCTGAATGTTCAGGATTGGGTGCGTGACCGAGTTCCCAAGCTCCTGCACTCCGCCGACCTTGCGGACCGCTCCGTAGTCCTCCAGCGTCTGCGTCGAGTGGTTCCAGATCTTGATCCGACGCGTCCCGGCAGACACCTCGGATGCGTAGTCGGACCCATCGAACCGCGGGTCACCGCCCGTCGCCGCGTCGAGGTAGCTGTTGGCCCCGTTGCAGTAGCTGTCCCCGAGCATCATGTAGACGGGGATCCCCATCGTCGTCGCGCTCGGAGTCGCCGCACGCATCGCAGCCCACTTGTCGTAGATGCGATGACCGAGCGCGACGGCGTCGGCAGTGCTGATGCTTGTCGTCGACAGCATCGTCATCCCCGACGTGTCGACCTTCTGGATCTCCGTCGCCGGGTCGACTGCGACGCTGGTAGCGCCGGTCCACTGATCGTAGATCGTGGCCGTCGTCCATGCGTCGGTTCCGTCCCACTGCTCGGCAGTCAGGACGATCGGATCGACGATCGCTAGCGGGATCGCGGTAGCGGTCTGACCGGTATGTCCTGCGATCTCAGTCCGGACCGCCGAAAACAGCGTCGTTACCTCATCGCGCAGGAAGTAGATCGGATCGCCGATCTCGACCTGAGCACCCGTAGGGATCGGGAGCGCATTCGAGACGTGCAGCACGATCTCGGTGGCCGAGTTGATCCGGCACTCGTAGAGCCCCGACAGGCCGCCAGCTCCGGAGAGCTTGACGTATCGCAGCGCCACGGCTGCGGCCGCCTCGGTGTAGGGGATCGAGTCGCTGAGCGTGACCGTCGTCGGGTAGCCGGTCGTCGTGACCGAATCGACCCGGAACCCGCTCACCCGCACCGCGGCAGTGTCAGCCTTGGCCGTCGGGATGTCGACGTAGCCGATCGTGGAGACGATGCCCTTGCACTCGGCGGTATCGCCAGCGTCCTCGATCGCTTGGATTGCGTCGGAAAGCCGGTTCTCGAAGTCGGTCCACGCTTCGCCGTAGCCCTCGACCCATCGCTGGTCCGTGACGGTCTGCGCCCCGCCCGCGTAGCTCCCGAAGGCCGAGGAGTCCACCGATCGGATCTCGATTGTCTCGGAGTCGATGTAGTAGGCGGAGAGCTGGCCGTTTAGGTCCGTGTGATCGCCTGTGAAGCCCCACAGCGTGATCGGGAACGGCTTGCCGGTGTCTTGCGGGACTTGGTGGCTCGCGACCGTGAGGCGAGTCCACGCGCCCGTGGTGACTGCCGTGATGGTCCGGGGCACGCGGCCGAGGACTGGCGCGACGTTGCTGCACTCGAGCACGTAGGCTCGCTCGCCGAGCGCGCCGTGGTAGTCGTGCAGGTCAGCGCAGAGCGACGTGGTGACGCCCCACGATCGAGCGTCGTAGGAAAGGGCGGTCGCCGATCCGCCGTTCGTGCGGTCCGTCTGCGTCGTGACTTGGTAGCTGTTCGCCGCCGTCACGATGTCGCTGAAGTAGTCGAACCGCGGGATGCGAACGCTACCCGTCGTGGTCAGGGTTAGCGACGTGGAATCGAGCGCGACCTCGACCTGATCCGTGGATCGGAACGTGGCCTCCCACGTCCCATTCAGGCTGTCGGCGTCGGTCCCGGTGACTCCGGAGACCAGAATCTCCGAGGTGTTGCCAGCGGTCCGGCCGTGCGCCGTCGATAGCGTCAGCGTGGTGACGGAGCCGGTAGTGATCGTGCTGATCGTCGGCTTTGATGCCGGGCCGTCGTGGTTCCAGATGTAGGGAGCCCAAGCGTCGGAGTCCGGAGCACCGGCGAACCGATACGTCTGGATCCCGCCGTCACTGACTCCCTCGATCCGGGAGGTCCAGTTGTAGCGGCTCGAGTTCCCAGCCCACTGCGCGGAGTAGGGGGTGATCGTCGCTTGGTTGACGACGCATGTTCCCGATGCCGTCAGCGTCAGCGCGGACGAGTCCAGCGCAATGACGACTTGGTTCGGCGACAGGAAGAACGACAGGGGCCACTCTTTGTTGGCCTCCGCGGCGTCTGCGCCGCCGACTCCCGAGATCGTGACGATGCCCGGGGTGTTGTTTGCGATGCCGTGGGACGTGGTCCCAAGGGTGATGACGGTCGCCGTCGAGACGGACGCAATCCCCGAGATCGTGAACGTGCTAACGCCACCCGTAGCGGTGTAGGTGGACCCAGGACGGAGGCTGGATCCGATCGACACATACAGGGGGACGGTAGCCATGCGTCAGGACTCGGACGGGTCTGCGGCGTCAGCAGCGGGTTGCGCTGCGGCGGTCTCGACGGGCTGAGCCTTGGGCTTGCGGGTGCGCTTGGCCTTCGGCGGTGCGGGCGCGGCGTCAGCCGCATTGAGAAGGTCGACGTATTCGACGATCTCGCAGCGGCCCTCGGCTGCGTGCCACTTGGCGTCGGACGGGTGAAGGTCGGTGTCACGACCCTCATTCCCGCCCTTCCAGTTGACTCGGAGGAATCGAACCATCAGCCGATACCCACTTGGCCGCCACCCACCACGTAGGCGTCGAACACCGCGTCGGCGTCGGCGGTGTCGGCGGACACCTCGAAGCCCATGTAGCGGTAGAAGGTGCCGGCGTCCTCGTTAGACACCTCGTAGAAGCGCCGCCCCGAGACCGGGTCATCCCCGTCGTCGAACGTCTCCAGCACCTTCGTCACCGCGCCCGACTTGTCGCCAGTGGCGTCGAGATACAGGTTGATCGTGATGGTGTCGGAGGAGGTCGGCGAAGCGGTGGATGTGAAGTCGACCACGAAAACGCATCGCTGCGCCGGGATCTGCTTCGTGTTGTCCATGTCGCCGAGGTCGTAGCCAGCGCCCAGATCCAGCCACGCGATCGCGTCGTCGTTGGTCAGGGTGCCGTCGGACCGTTCGCGGACGCGCAGTAGTTCGTCGGGCGGAGGGGTGGTGATCTTGTTGGTAGCCATTGGTCAGTTCCTCCTTGGATCAGGCTGCGACAGCGGCATCAGTGACGCCAGACAGGCGCACGACGGAGCGCGGGTTCTTGAGGGCCAGCCCGCAATCCCACTCAAGGCGGGTTCGGAGCACTGCCTTCGCATCGGTCTCCCCGAGATCGCTGTAGTCCAGCGGGCTCATTTGGAGCATGCAGAGGCCGTCGCCACTCAGATTGAGGACGTAGATCGAGGTGTCCGATGACCCCTCGTTGAAGCCGAGCGGCACTTCGTTATGCCCCGGCGGGTCCGCTTCGATGATCGGCAGGCCGTTGTAGAACATGATCTGACGGCCGAAGCTGTCGAAGTCATGCCGCAGGTAGCCCGACACGCCGGTTGCCCGGGTGGACGCGGACAGACGCACGATCATCTTCCGCTTCATGTAGAGGTGCGTTGCACCGTCACACTCGGCGATGGCCGTGTCGAGGTCGATGAGCTTGAGGCCGGCCGGCGTGCCGCTGTTGTTCGCGTGGACCTTGGCGGTCCCGGTCACCAGCGTCTTAAAGCCGTTGAACTCCTCGGGGTCGCTCGACTCGTCGCCATTGACGATCGTGTAGTCCACCTTGTGGAACACGGCCTTGGCCTTGCGAGCCTCTGCGCGGGCGCGTGCTTCGGGGCCACCGCGACGGACGAGACCTTTGTCGATGTCAACGTCGCCGCCAACGATCTTGGTCTCGAACTTGACGATCTCAGACCGACCAGTCGACTCGGTGTAGGCTTCGTTGAACGAGCGGAAGCCCGCAGAGCCGAGCGACACTTCGCGCTCGACCTCCATGAAGCCTCGGGGAGCCTCCTCGATGGGCATTTCGCCCATGAGTGGCGTCGATCGCGCAAACATCTCGATGTATGCGCGCTGCCGCGGATCGGTCATGCCGGCCGCGATGTCTACGAGCTTGACAGCCATTTGGCGTCCTTCCCTTTGTCGAGGCTTACCGCCTGACAGACTCGGGGCGGCAAGCGCGTTGATTCGCGTTTGCCGCTGCTCGTCCCGAGACAACGGGGCGTGCCAGACTCGCTGGCACTGTCCAGATGATGCACGGCATCCCGCCGTGACTGACTCCCTATTAGCGCATCTGCGCTAGCGGGTCAACCCCTCCGGCGACCATGCACCTCGGAGAGCTTGTATGCCTCCTGCAATCGCGCCTCGTCGCTCATCTTGGGGTCGAACGTCCTCTGACCGCCGTTCCGGCGCAATGCGGACAGCCGGTCGCTGCCTTGGCCGCCGCGGGCCTTCTGCGGGAGCAGGTCGGCGATCTCCGGGTCTTTGGCGAGGATGTCCTCGGCGTATTCCATCAGGCTCATCGCCCCGGACTGGCCGGACCGCATCGAGACCCTCGCGTTCCCATCGTCGTCGCGGACAGCATCGACGAGATTGCCGTCTTCGTCCTCGATGACCATGCCGACCTCTTTGATGAGGGGTGCCACGATCCGCGCCGGGAGGCCCAGCTTAGCCGCGATCACCTGAGCTTGGCTGTCGATCTTGTCGCGACGCACCGACGCCTCCAGCTTCTCGCGCCGTTCGCGCTCGCGGGCAGTCTCGGCCTCGTGCTTCTTCGTGAGCTGCTCGCGCTCGGTCCGGAGCTTGGCCTCGAACTGGTCCTTGCCGGTGAGCTGGCCCGATCGGACCTTCTCGGCGATCGCCATTGCCTCGCTGATCTGCTCGGATGTGTAGTCGCCGAAGCCCTCAAGGCGTGACTCGAGTTCGGCGACACGCTTCTCGGCGGCCTTCCGCTCGACGGCCTCCTTCTGCTTCGAGGTTTTGAGTCCGCGGACATCCTCGTAGCGGTAGGGGTCGTCTTCGTCGTAGTCGCCGAACTGCGGACGGCTCCAGCCATCCTCGCCAGCGGCGTAGAACCCACGAATGGGCTCGGGAAGGGTGCTTGGGTCCTTGACCCGTGCCGGCAGGAATGCCGCGCTTTCGTGTTCGCTCATTTCAGTCCACCTTTGCCGGTTCAGCGGCCTTGATATCGAACTCTACGCGAATCCTGAATACGTCGGAGTGTTCAGGACGGCCGAGGTCGAGGACCGAGAACTCCGATATCACTGCCGTTGCGTCGCCGATCCAGTCGGCGATCTCCTTGTTCATGCGAGCGCAGAGGACCTCAAGGCCCTCCTGCTCCGCCTTAGCCCGAGCCAGGGCAGATCCGGCGGCCGCCACCGGAACGTCGATATCGCCGCTGAACAGGCGCGCGCCCTCGGTTGAGTCGACGAACTGTGCCGCTTTGAACCACGGGCAGCCCTCGCCGATGATCTCGGCGTATGCTCTCAGTCGCGGCCAATTCAGCGAGCTGATCCAATCGTCGTACGCGTTGTGTGTCATGTTCTCCGTCTCCGTCAGTTGTCTTCCATGTCCGGATAGATGGCCTTGATTGCGTCGCCGAGCCCATCCAGCGCCGCGAGCCCTCCTGGATCAGGCGCTGCGATGCCGACACCCCACTCCCACCGGGTGCGGACCTTGTGTGGAGCGTCGTTGATCTCGCCGAGGTATGACGCCTCGATGTCGGCGATCTGGATCAGGCGGACAGACGAGTTGTAGCCCGAGAGGTTGAGGGCGTAGATGCGACCGTGCATACCACTGGAGATCGGCATACTCCGCCCCTCGGGGTCCGTAAGGATCAGCTTTGCGCCGCAGAAGCTCTTTGGGAGGTCTGGGGGGCCGACGTAAGCAGCCGTTGCGCCAGTCAGCGCGGTGAGAGCGAGAAGCCTGTATTGGCTCCGACTCATCATGACGTGGGTCGCCCCCACAACGTCCGCGATCAGGCGCGAGACCTCATCGGCCACCTCGCAAGACTTCATGCCCAGATCAAGCCGGCGCGCCCTTCCGAACTCGCCGGCGAAGCTGTCGAGGAAACCATTACCTCCCGGCCCTGGTCCACGCGCGATCGAATGCTCGATGCTCTCAGCAATCGCGGCAGCCTTGCGCTCCTCGATCTGGTGCGGCTCGGAAGCCCGCATGTCCTTGACGTGGGACTTGTAGCAGTCGACTTCGCCACCAACGATGCTCGTGCAAAAGGCGATCTCCTCCCTGCCGGCAACGCTCTCGCGCTCGACAAGGAAGCGCCCACTCGGAACGTCCTCGATCGGCATCTCTGCGAGCAGGTTACACCGGCTGACCATCCGGCTCAGTCGGTTGCGGAACCACGGCTCGCCCGATTCGTTGGCGACATCGCGCAGCGTCCGCTTGGTCTTGGTTGCTGTCATGTTCTCCGTCTCCGTCTCTCCAGCCGCTTCCGCAGGACATCCAGCGTGACCGGCCGATTGTTTGCGTTGAGCAGCAGCCTCGGGTCAAGGTTGCGCAGCTTGCCGCTACGCCACATCTCCGCGCGCTTCTTGCCCAGGACATCGTTTTGCACATCGACGGACTGCAAGCGCAGCCAGTCGTCGTAGGTCATGTCGCCGGGCACGGGGCCGCTGACTGAGGCTCGTTCTCCGGCGGGGGCTCCGGCTACTTCGGGCACCAGATCGCAGCGGCAGCCGTAATGAAGTGATGGAACCACAATAGTGGGGTCATTCGGACGCCAGCGCCTTCCATCAAACGCGACGCACGCTTGGCACGCAGAGCTATCCAGCGTTGTTACCCACCGCACCCACGCGATGTTCGCCGCGTTGGCTCGGAACACCTCCAGCCTCGCCGCATTGCTCGCCGTGTTCACTGCCGTGTGAACCATCGAGCGCAGATTCCGCTCGGTGATCTGCAACGCCCCGCCAGCCCGCTCGCGCACCCGCGCCACGATCTGCGTAAGACTCTCACCGTTCGTGATGCCTTGCTTGACAGACCGCTCAAGCGCCTCGCGAGTCTCGCGGTTCAGGCGGTCGAAGTGCTTCTTGAGGACCTGCCCCTCGAACGGGCGCTGAGACACCACACGCTTGGCCGCACCAGGTTCCAGCTTCCCGAGAACGACTTCAGGCAGCACCTTCTCCAGCGTCTGCTCGGCAAACCCGATCTCGAGGACCGCCATCTCACGAAGCTCGCGAGTAAGCATCCGCTGTAGATCAGCAAACGCCTTGTCGATCGCGTCGGCCTGTCGGTCCAGGATGTGCTGGAACGCCTTGGTCTGCGTTGCCCGGACTCCGCGACCCGCGAGCCTTTCAAGGCCGCTGCGGGTCCGGTTGACGATGCGCCTCCGCCACGGACGCCAGACCGATAGCACGGCCGCAAAGAGCGCTTCTTTGTAGCGCTCCAGTAGGCTCGACTGCTCGATCGTCTCATCGTAGTAGATCGAGGTCGGGTCATCGCGTGGCGGGACTTCGGTCATCCCACGTCGAAGTCGAGCTCGCCGATGGCGAAGTTGATGGTATCGCCGTCGTTGATGTTGGCGATCGTCGTGTCCAGGGCTCCGTAGACGTAGATGTCGTTATCGCCCGGCGTGCCACCGGCGCATAGCGCGAAGTGGGTCACGTCGGTCCACCCAGAGCCCGATGCAGTGAACGACTCGGCGTCAGAGTTCGACCAGACGTTCGTCGCCCCGGTCGATGTCTGCGAGATAGCGCAAGCCTGCCGGTTATAGCCGGCGGTCGCCGATGTCTGCACCTCGCTCGTGGCATCACCGGATTCGAGCCCGGTCGATGACGTGAACAACGCGAGATAGACCGGGGATAGGAGCGTCCCAAACACCCAGTCACCAACAGCGTCCTCCATCAGATCACTCGCCGACATCGTCCTCCTCCTCTTCGTCCAAGGGCACACCAGCCCCGAATTCTTCACCAAGATCGCCGGTGCCAGCACGTCGCGGCTCCGACTGCGCAATCTCGATCGCCTCGTCTACGTCGATCTTCTCGAGTGACGGGACGACAGACGCAAGCGCGGTGAGTGCGTCTTTCTTGGGCAGCAGATCGCCCGCATTGTAGATCGCCAGGATCGCGTGGACCTCTTCGAGCCGGCCTTGAGTTAGCGGACGGTCCTCGGGGATGTTCACGATGCACTCACGCGGCATCGGGCTTCCCATCCAGTCGCCCATTGACCACAGACACAGCGTCAAAAACGCCTCCACGGCCCGGTTCCAGCTCGACACCTTGCCCTCGCTAGATCGCTCGTCGACCCAGACGGCAGTGGCGGTTCCAGCACCCGCACGGGTCTTCGGCTGGCCGCCGAGCGTCTCGGCACGCTCCTCGATGTCTTTGACGCGGGTTCGGGCGGCTTCGCAGGCTGCCCCGCTGATCTCGACCCAGTAGAACTTCGCGCCTTCGGCCTTCGTCTTGACCACGCGATGGACGCTGACCTTCTCCTCGGTCTGCATCGTGGCCTCCCCCGGATCCTGGGAAGACTCCTCGATGCCTGTCATCGCGAGCATTGGCACCGCAGCGCCATGCACCGCGCTGTCATAGTCGGACAGAGCCCGATAGTGCGCGAGGTTGGCTTCCGCGAGCGCCATCAATGGCGGGTCGGCCTCCATCTGGCCGGTGCGGCGGAAGTAGAGCGTGAACAGCGGGATCTCGGCGAGCGGGCTGCCGGCCTCATCGGTCAGCAGGACCGGATCCCCGCGCATCTCCTGAGCCTTGCCGCGCTGCTTCTGCTTCTTGTTCTCGTCGTCGTGGACGTAGAACTCCGACATCACGCCGGCATCGGTCAGGTAGTAGCGCCGAGTCGTCTGATACTCGACCTCCTGCCACGGGTTCTCGGGGTCGCGCTCGACGATGGTCCCTGAGATACGGCAGTCGATCAGCGTTCCCGCGTCGTCGTAGATCCAGCCAATGAGCGACAGTGCCGGAACGTGCTCGATGATCGGTCGGCCGCCCGTGTCCGATTCATCCTGCGCAGTGTGCCGCGTCAGAGCGTGCGTGATCCCGTAGGTGGTCGCGTCCTCGTAGCAGCGCCGCGCGAAGTCGGTGAGCGAGGTCCCGTCGCCGTCGATGTCGTCGAGGTAGCCGTCGGAGCCGTCAGCCGACTCGATGAGTCGCTTGTCCAGACGATCCATCTCGCTGATCTGGACCGACTTGCCGAATGGCTGCGACGCCAAGCGATCGACGCCAGACGAAAACAGGCCGTGGAGCGTGGCTGTGCGCCGCCGCTCGTGGAAGTCTTCGGGCTCCTCGGCCGAGAACTGAGGCAGCCACCACGCTCCGTTGATCGGGTCCTGCCCCTCGCGCATTGCCTGCGCGCCCTCAGACAGATCGCGTGGCAGCGTCCACTTGGTGAGGTTGCGCGCGTAGCCGACGCACGGATCGTCGATATCCTTGAAGTCGCGTGCCATCAGTAGTCTCTCCGGATCCGTCCCTTGTAGGCTCGGGGCATACTGACCCTCAGCGGTCCATTCGGGCCGCGCATGAGCCTCACGCTGCGGGCTCGCGCGAGATCAGGGCCGATCAGCTCGCGGATGGTTTGACCGGGATCCGGAGTCGGCGTGTCGTCATCGCCCCCGCCTCCACCGCCGCCGCCCGGAAGCGGCACGTCAACATCGCCCGTCGAGGTGGTGCGCGAGGACCAATTCCCCGACGCTCCGAACGTGGCGATGGTCGCGGACCCCGATGCCTGAAGCATCCGGGAGACCGTCGGTGACGCCGACGCCCCGAACGTCGCAATGGTTGCCGATCCCGAAGCCTGGTGCGTTACGCCGTCGATGTAGCCGCGGCCGGTCGCTCCGAAGGTGGCGATCGTTGCGGATCCCGACGCCTGGTAGACGCGGTTGACCGTTGGCGTGGCCGATGCGCTGAAGCTCGCGATTGTGGCTCGGCCTGACGCCTGATAGGTCACCGGCCCCGCAGTCCATCGCGTGAACGGTTGCGGGATAACCGCCGCGCTTTGGTGCCAGGCCGCGGGGAACGACGCGCTAGCTGCACCTGCGCGGATCGCGTCCGAGTTCGCAAAGACCTTGCCCGACGACAGCTTCTCGGTGATCGCCGCCTGGACCTCGGAATCGGTCGGGTTCAGGGCCGCACCGATCAGAGCCCCCGGAAGCGTCGTGAACACGAACGATCCCGAGGGGTTGTCGCGGTAGTAGGGGACGTTGCTGCGGTCCGGGTTCAGCGGGCCGTATGGGTCGTCGAGCGGGCTTGTCCCGCTGTTGCAGTAGCGCGTGGTCGGCTCCCAGTTCCAATCCGGCGCGTCGCCGAGACTGCTCGGATTGTGCAGTAGGTCGAATCCGAACATCGACCCGAACTCGGTTCCGCGCGGCCGGTATCCGTGCAGGAGGATGGCCTTGCCCATCTTCTGCGCGACTTCGAGGCCCCGCGCAGCCTCGTTCGAATACGTGCCGTTGTCGGCCAGCATCCGATAGCAGGCGTAGACGCCTTCGCAGAGGATCGCGTTTTGCCACGGGATCCAGCTCGTCCGACCGGGATCGCTCCACACCTGAGACCCGCTACCGCAGACGCCGTTGACTTGCGCGTAGCCACTCGGGAATAGCGAGTTGTCCCGCAGGACATGAGCTACCGCGAGGTTCAATCCCGCTGGCTGGCTGTCCTCGGGGATGCCTAGCGTGCCCCACTCATAGAGACGGTCGAGGCGCTCCGCCATGTTGACTTCAAGCTCGGCGGCCCCAGTCAACGCGTAGAGATGCGCCTTCATCTTCATCGGGCGGCCAGCACCACGCGGGATGCCGTTGGATACCGAACCCGTGTTGTTCCAGGTGATCCCCGCGCCAAGGCTCAGGCTGTCATATGCGGCGGGGGTCGGCAGCGTGGCTAGAGCCGATTCGGTCAGCGTCGGAGCGAACCAATCGAGGAAGTAGCGATCGGCCGTGAGGAACGCGTAGAAGATCGGGCAACCGAACTCGAAGTGCAGGTTGTCGTATGCGGTTACCGAGTTGATGCTCCCCTTGTCGAGACCCTTCGGTAGTCCGCCGCTGCCATTGTTGAGCGCCTCCAACGCCGGCCCCTTGCCATAGCGCTCCTGACCGAAGTCGAGCCACCACGGCTGGCCGTCATACATCATCACCGGGGAGTCGACCCCGGCCGCCAGGCCGCTTGGTCGGGTCGTCTCCGCGGATGCGTCGAACACATCGCAGGCGTTGTTGCGCGCGCACATCGGACGTTGCACGTCCTGCTTCGCGCTGATGTAGACCGACCGAAGATCGGGGTGGGCTGTCCCCGCGAAGTGGCCGAG